ATTCCGCATTTAATAGACAGGGAGTTACATATAATTTGGCTAAATGTCCAACTATGTATTTCTTAATTCCGTTTTGTGATCGTGATTTCGTCAAATCAAGAAGTGAGAAGTGGTTTAAAGTTTTGATTGAGCAAATAACACCTCCAGTCTTTCTAACAGACGTGCCGGAACCTTTCAGGTTTAGACCATCTTTTGAGGTATTGGAACTTGATTATTATGTTCATAAAGAGGCTTTACAATGGGTTGTCGTACCTGATGAGGTTCCAAATTCAGCAACACGTGATCAAGTATCTACAGGTAGATTTGAAGTTGGTGAAGCATCAGATGCAGAGTTGATTAAGCAGTTTGAATGTGTAAAACCAGTAGATTACATTTCTATTTTAAAGGAACGATGTGATCTGTATGGAGAAGAAGTTACTTACAATTTTAAACGTTTGGTTTCACCCGATAATGCCCCGTTATATGAATGTGTTTGTATGATCGGAGCTCGTCGATTTTCAGCAGTTGAGATTGGAAAGAAGAAAGCTAAGCGTACAGCATCCTACATCATGCTGTTGGCTTTATCGGATTCTGTTTATCAGTCCGATATTGATCCTGCCGCCTCTGAACCATCAGCTCCTAGGAATCCTATGCCACCAGTGGCAGTAGCGAGTCCAGGGAGTCTTGCAGCGGGGCAGACTGTTGGTGTAATTGGTGCGAAAGTGGAGGTTACGGAGCAAAATTTTATTCCAATTACAACTGTTACGGTACAGCCTGATGCGGCTACGAATGACCAGTTATTTAGGTTTCGTATACACCCCGGCAATTTCACCTCGGGAACAGCCGAATCTCAGGCCCAAATCGCGTATCGGAATCATGTGTTTTCTGGACCTGGAATGGTGAATGGAAAGATTTCATATAATACATTTAAAGTTACTTCAGCAGCGAATGCGTTTCAAAATGCGCGTATCATTATTGCGCAAATTCCAGTTGAATATACACGCCAACAAGTTGATGCGATGAAAGCAACTGATTTAAAACAATTCCCTAATCGCGAACACTTCTTGCATGGAACAGAGACAATTTTCAACCCCCAGTGGGTAAATAGATTGCCAGTCATTACTAATCATGCGACAGATCCAAGCAACACCAATGGATGGTTGGTTGCTAAAATTTTAGAAAATTCCTTGGTTTCAACTTCAACAGCTCCAAAGTTAACATTATGGGTGTGTGCTAATGCAGTAGTCTACAGCATGCCTAGAACTCCTA